CTTGTTCTACCACTATCTATACTAGTCCAAGAAGAACTTCCAGGAGTAGCACTATAAATACTTGTTCCCCTAGCTGCTAATACTTTACTACCAAAGGTAGCTACCATAAGTACTTTTTCTGAAGCAGATGCAGTCTGTGGTACAATTACTGATACATATTTAGAGAAGCCACTTATACGTCTGTAGCCACCTTCAATGTCAGGCTCAAAGTTTCTTAGCTCTAACGCTTCCCCAGGCTGTAGCATAAAGCTAGATTTATTTAATATTAGCCCCCCTTCGCAATTAAATGCTGTGGGTTGTGCTCGTGATAAGTCTGCCATTATGTTGTCGTTTCGGTACTAAAATATCCTGCCATACTTGTTGGTTTTAATATCACAGTTGACCTTACATACTCATATTTATTAACTAGTAACGTCTGCATGTTTTTTATACCTTGTTCAAATCTAGCGAAGTTTAATTGGTATTGTTCAATTTCTCCACGGTATTGATAAGCATATGCAGTTGCCCCATCTATAACTGTCGGAGCGAACCTGTCGGGTATTGTTGTTGTGTCACCATGTGCTGATAAATCACTTGGAAATGTAAAGTAATCAAATTTTAAAGTATATCCTTTGTTTGGGAAAGGGTACAAAATATAGTTGTTATCTAAAGTTCTTACTATATGTGTAGGAATCCCACCATTATCAAATTGTGCTACCTGTACGCCACTAGCTATGGAAGCTGCTGTTGTGCTGTTAGCCCCTCTAGTACATCCTGTGAATGTAGTACTAGACCCTATAGCAGTATAAGTAATCTGTTCGTTAGCGATATGTAATGTACCAGCTGCAGAAAAGTCAGAGGTACTGGCAACTGTTATAGTTGTTACACTATCGGTATGGGTTGTACTTGTAGTAGTTGTTTGTATTTCATCTTCTTGTTCTACATTATTAGCAATGTATTCGTTATATGATAAACTACTTAAATTTACTCCAGATGTTCCCAATGTAGCATTTTTTACAATTCTTGCTGTATTATAATCTATATGTTTAGTTGATGTAGGTGCAGTGTATTTTACTGTGCCTGCAACTAATGTTTGACTGTTAGTTGCGTGATTAAATGGATAGCTAAACTCTCTTTGGTTTACATAACGTATTGCTTCGTTGATTGCATTTTGTGCTTGAACTTGAATACCCCGTGCACTTGAGAAAGTAGACGAGGTTAATTGCACTTCATTCATGCGTGCCAAAACACTATTTGTTAATGTAAGAAAAGTTTGAGCCATTATTATCCTTAGGATAAAGGGCTACCCTAAAGCAGCCCCTTATATTGATTTAAGCTAATTGGTCTCTATCGACTTCGTCAGCTGATAAGTCACCTGGGTTGTCAATGTTCATTAACACTGCCCAAACTCTTATTTTTCCACCTGTAGGTGCTGTACTTGCAGCTTGTAGCTCTAAGTCTATTGTAGTAGACCCAGCAACAACTGCAGGAAACACTGCAGGAATCATAGTTGCATAAGCACCGACAGCCATAGCGTCAGTATCCATAGCAGCGACGAACTCGTCAACATCAGCAGCAATACCACCTGTAGAGGCGCTAGTGATACCTAAGTTAAACGTAGTATCGTTAGATTCACCCGTAAGTAATGCCTCAACTTCATAGCCTGAAGCCATGAGAAGAGTATTGGCAGGGATTGTAAAGATTTCCAAAATGTCATTAGCTGCAAGAGCTGCGTCATTTGTGGCATTCTCTACAGCAATGTCAATAGTATTACTTACTAGATAAGGTGCAGGAGCAGATGGTCTGTGAACCGCCTGAAGACTTGAATTGTATGTAGCCATTTATAAATCTCCCCTAAGCTGCTGTATTATACTTAGCAGTCACGATTGCTTCTGGACGAAGAATCTTTCTGCCGTATAAGTGCATTCCGCGAACAATGTCCGCAAACGAATCAGGGTCTCTGTAAGACTCAGTCTTCGTAATCTGTGAAGCAGAAGCTACTGATGAAGAGTGACCAGCAACAATTCCTCCGTAGTCTGTATTCTGGTTAGACGTTCCTGTTGTTGAAGGACCTCCTCCGACTACAGGTAAGTTATTAGATACATAGACATCAAAGCCATGCAATCTAGTAACAACTAGACCTTGTCTTAGGGCATCTCCAGAGTTTCCATAATCGGCTTCAAGCATTCTTGAGCTTTCATCCTTTAGTATCTCTAGGAATACTGGGTCAACAACTAGCCATCTATTTTCGTTATCTACAAATTGTGTATCTAACAATCTAGCCATTCTTGCAACAAGTTGTAATGGAGTAGCAGTTGCTGTTGCTATAGCAGTAGCACCAGGCAATCTTGTTGCTAGTGGTATTGAGTGGTCTCCAGCACTTGATGTTGTAATGTTGGCAAAACTACTTTTGATTAACTTCATGCTTGTTAGCAATTCGTCAGTACCAGCAGTTGAAATAGCAACGCTACCATTAACAGAAGTGTTAACTCCATCTGCATTTATATTTAATGCTGATTGGGCATAACCTGTTAAGTAACCAAGAACTTCTTGGTCATGTTGGTCACGAAGTCTGTAACCAGCTCTGTCAGAAGCCATTGACTCAAAGTTTACATGACTGTGAGCTTCCTCAATGTCATCTACTTTAAAAGCAAAATAGTTAGCTTTATCTACGGTGAGAGAAAATTCCTCATCGTCTAGGTCTTGTGGCTGAATAGTTGTGCCACGGGCATAAGATTTAACAGTGATTTCTGGTTCTTTAATAATTTTTACAGTATCACCATAATTCGCAATCTCTCCAAAATAGTCAGAGTTACAAATTGTTTCTGCTATTGAAGATTTACGAAAAGCTTGCTGAACCTTTTGGGAGTAAATAATGGGGCTAAAATTGCCATTAGGTAAATTCCCGTATCCAGCTGCTGTAGTAAAAGCCATGATAATTCTCCTTGGGCTTAAAAAATACGAGTTGCATACAATCAAAAAGGCTAGCTAAACATTAGGTGTCCATAAGGGGCTAAATAAAACTAGGTAGTTTTTTAGTAAATAATTCGTGATGTGGGTAGTTTGCAGGTAGTCATACTATATATGGGCTGCGGAATATATACATTTTGTAACACATTATGGAACAAATGTAAAGTAAAAAATTAACTATTTGGTCTACTCATATCATATATGAAGTTTCCTGACCTAATAGCTTCAGTAATTGCTTCTTCATTAGCTGCAAATTGATTGCCTTTCATCTTAGCAACATCAGACTCTCTAATCTGATTAGCTTGACCGCTTTTAGTAGCAGAAGGAGCATTTGAGCTTCCTCTAGTTACGGCTTTTGCAGCTTCCTTGGAAGCATCTGGTTTCTTTTTAGTGGGAATTTCTGTTATTCCCATATCTACTTTATATAAATCTATTGCTCTTGCAGCAGACCTAGAATCATTTTCATTTTCATACAACGCCTGTTGTACCCATCTAGGTTGTGCTTCCACCCAATCATGAAACTCTTGGTCGTTTCTAATTGTATCAAAATCAGGGTGTATTGTCATAAGTTCTGCTTCTGCAGTAGCTCTGGTAGCACTAGCCTCCCTATCTGCAATTAACTTCATTCTTTCTTCCAGAGAAGAATCTAGTTCTTTTGCTTTCTTAGTGGCTATACTTTCTACTATTTTAGCAACGTCGGGATACTCTTTAGCCCACTCGTTAATTTCTTCATCTGATTTCGGTAACTTAATTTCTTTAGTTGCCGTATCTGTTAATTGTTGCTTTAATTTAAATATCTCATCTTGATATGATTTTTCTTTTTCTTGATTATGTCTTCTCAAGTCACCATATCTTTTCTTAAATGTTTTTTCTTCAGGTGCTAAAGATTCTGTTTCCGCAGCATCTTCTTCCTCTTCTTTAACTCTGCCTAAAGCTACATCCCTTTCTCTTAGGTTTTTTTCTAACTCTAGTGCATCTTTATCGTCATTACGTTTATATTTTATTGGGGTCTTAGTTATTTTTTGTTCTACAGCAATGTCAGCCATATTACTTCTCCTTGTTGGGGCAACCGTAGCCATATTGGGGGGTTGGTAGCCAGTGTATTAGTTCATATATTATTTTTTATGAACTGCCAATCCTACTAAGTAAACTATAGGATGGATTATTTTACAAAAGACGTTACCGACTATACTGTCTTTAGCTTTGCCTTTTGTTAAAATATGTCTAAGATGTTTTGTTCGTTCTTTGGCAAGGTAAGCACCTAGGTTTGTTAGTGCCTTATTAACCTTCATACCACGAACAAAAGGTTTGAATAACGAATGATAACCTATTTCATGTATAGGTGTCAAGTATTTTTTCTGATAAATGTGCCATGTCTTCATAGCCTGTGCCCAATCGTCTAGTTGAGTCTGTCTATACATCTCTGTACAAACTATTTTACCACCTCCAGTATCTCCAGAAGCAGAATCATCTGCAAAAGTCCTAGATAAATCTTGACCTGCTGTTGGGTCAACTTTTGTTTCTTCAGAAGTTTGTGTGCCTCCTTCTCCTGTAGTGCCTTCTGAACCAGCACCATATCCAGCACCAGTTGCACCACCTAAGTCTCCAGAGTTATCATCATCAGAATTACTTGAACTAAATGTACCTGTG